GCATACAAGTCAATTGACAAACAATGGACTTTTACAATCGAACTATTGCAAGATTGGGGAGCAGCTAGCTCGCTATTTGAAGCAATGTGGGCGGATGCTGAATCAGCTCCAAATACTGCTTTGAACGTAAGTTTCACGGCCGTTACTGGTGCAGTTTTCGCATTTACAGTTTTACCAGTCTTTCCATCAGCCGGTGGAGCTGCTCCTGGAGCACTTACCGACACTTGGACGATGACAGTAATTGGAACACCAACAGAAACCTTCAGTTAAGAGATCGGAGCATCGGGAGCTATGAAATCACAAATAACAATTAAATATAATTCTGGGGAAGAAACGATTTATATCGCGCAAGCCCCAGAATACGCCAAATGGGAAAAGGAGACAGGCAAATCCGTCCGAGAATGGGAATCTTGCGCAGGAGTGTGGGATATTTTGTTCTTGGCTTATTACGCAATGAAACGCGAATCTGCTGGAAAACCTGTTAAATCTTTTGAAATTTGGATGGATACTGTTGCTGATTTTGATGTGGAGAGTGGTAGCCCAAAAGTCATATCGAAGGAAGCCTCAGCCGAATAATTGTCGAACTTGCGATAGCAACGCAAATTCCGATGATTTATTGGACAGATTCCGCAGACATATTAACGGCATTGGAAATTTTAGAAAGGCGCAATAATGGCTGATGCAATTGCTTATGATAAAAGCGATTTGCGTCGAATTAAAGGCGCTTTTAAAGCAATGGATGAAGCTGCTTTAGATCAAGCCAAAGTTCAATCATCTGCTTTAGCCGATTATTTAGGTAAAGAAATCCAACAATTTGCAACAACTCGAGAAAAATCTGCTATAGCCGTTCAACGAGTAACTGATGGCTATAGAGTTTCCAAGTCGAGTAAATTAGGAGAATTGTCATATGGTTTTGCTAGTCAAAAATTTTCTGGCGGAGCCACGACTCAAACTTTATGGGGCGGACTTGAATTCGGTTCTCGCAAATGGAAACAATTTCCAATTCGCAACAAATTAGGATATTTCATTTATCCGACGTTGCGCAAATTGCAACCAGATTTAATTAGGAAATGGGAAGAATCCTTTTCTGAAATTCTGACGAAATGGGATGACTAATGGCTGGAAGTAGAACTCTCAAATTATCTATCCTCGCTGATGTCGATGATTTACGCAAAAAACTGGGAGATGGATCTAATGACGTTCAAACATTTGGGGATAAAGTTAGCGATTTTGGTGCAAAGGCTGGATTGGCTTTTGCTGCGGCTACGGCAGCTGCGGCTGCTTATGCAGGAAAATTAGCAATTGATGGAGTCAAAGCTGCAATTGAAGATGAAGCAGCACAGAGTAAATTGGCTGGAACTTTGGAGCGAGTTGTTGGAGCTACTGATGCAACTATAGCCGCAGTTGAAAAATACATAACCCAAACTGCTATTGCCAAAGGATTTACCGATGATGAATTGCGACCTTCTTTTGATCGTTTAGTTCGATCATCCGGCGATGTTACAAAAGCGCAAGAAGCATTAAATATTGCAATGGATATTAGCGCGGCAACTGGTAAAAGTTTAGAAACTGTTAGTATGGCCGTAGGTAAAGCAATGGATGGTAATTCCGCTTCTCTTGCTAAAATCGCTGGTGGTTTCGAAAAATCCGAAATACAAGGTAAATCATTTAGCGAATTATTGCCAGTCCTGACTGAACGTTTTGGTGGCGCAGCACAAGAACAAGCAGAAACTTTTGCTGGGAAAATGGAACGTCTTGGTATAGTAATGAGCGAAGCAAAAGAAACTGTTGGCGGATTTTTGCTTGACGCGGTAACTCCGTTGGTAACTCTTTTTGTCGAAAAAGGAGTTCCCACAATACAAAATTTGGCTGAAGAATTGGGTGAAAATCTAGGACCAATATTTGAAGATATATCAAATTTTGTCACCGATACTTTATTGCCGTCGTTAAAAGCTTTTTATGATTTTCTGAGTGTATCGGTAATACCATTTGTTCGGGATGTAGCAACAGGTATTTTTGATGGCATACGTTCGATACTTAGTAAAGTTGGAAATGCCATAAAAAACAATAAAGACGAATTTGATGCTTTTTATGAAACTATCAAACCTATTGTAACTTGGATTTCCGAAAAGGCCGGACCAATTTTTAAAACAGTATTGAAAACTGCTTTGGAAGCAGTCGGAACTGCGATAGGCGCGGTTGTCAATAGTTTTGGCAAATTAGCAGGTTTTGTAAGTGATGTTGTCGATGGTATAAAAAATATCATTAACCTTGTAAAAAATAATCCCGTAGTTAAAGGTATTGGCTCATTAATCGATAAAGCTTTTGGTGGTGGCAAAGCACAAGGTGGTTTTGTAACACCATCCAAAGCTTATGTTGTTGGCGAAAAAGGACCTGAAATTTTTGTGCCAGGTTCGGCTGGCAATATTATTCCGAATCATCGTATTGGCGGTGGTGGAATGACAGTCAATTTAAATGTCACAGGCGCTATAGATCCTGAAGGAACTGCCCGAACAATTGTAAAAGCTTTAAATGATTCATTTGCTCGAGGCACTTTAGGTTCTCTTGGATTTAGATCATAATGTCAATTTGGACGCCAGAATGGCGCGTTAAAATCAATGGAATTGAATATACAAATATAACTGTCGCCAATCTATCTATAACGTCTGGAAGACAAGATATTAATACGCAACCTATTGCCGGATATGCCAATTTGGAAATCTTGAATTTGGATAAATCTGCAGTAACAATTGATATTAATCAAGGTTTAACAATTGCAGTGAAAGATTCGACTAATACTTATGTCAATCTATTTGGTGGCTCGATAACCGATTTTTCAATTGAAATTGCTTCAGCAGGTAATACAACTTATACGCAACGAATCAAAGTTACGGCACTTGGAGCTTTAGCACGATTACCTAAAGCGACTACTCTGGGTATATTAAGCAAAGATTTTGATGGAGATCAAATCTATTCTATTTTAAGTGACATTTTATTAAACACTTGGAATGAAGTATCTTCGGCACAAACTTGGATAGATTATAATCCGGCCACAACTTGGGCGCAGGCAGAAAATCAGGGAATGGGCGAAATTGATCGACCAGGTCAATATGAATTAACTTCTCGATCGTCTTCCTTGACAGACGCTTACTCATTAATATCCAGTTTAGCCAATTCGGGTCTTGGTTATATTTATGAGGACGGAAGTGGCAATATAGGTTACGCAGATGCAATTCATCGCCAAAATTATTTAACTGCAAATGGATTTACAGTTTTATCGGCTAATGATGCTATCGCTACGGGAATCAGAATTAAAAAATCAGTGGCGACAATAAAAAATAAAGTCACAATTACTTACAAGGCTAATGCCACCACAAGCGCTCAAGATGATGAATCAATCGCGAATTACGGATTATTGGCGGAAAGTCTTTCTACGACTCTTGAGAACTCGGCCGATGCCGCAACACAAGCGACTAGATATTTACAATTAAGAGCTTACCCAAGATTTGAATTCGACAGTATGACTTTTGCCATTCAAAATCCAGAATTAGATAATGGGGACCGAGACGACTTATTAAATATATTTATGGGATTGCCGGTCAATATTGTGGATTTGCCGTTAAATATGTTGGGTGGCGAATTTCAAGGATATATCGAAGGTTGGACTTGGAACGCTTCGGTTTCAGGGTTATATTTGACTTTTTTTGCCAGTCCTCGAGAATTTAGCGAGGTGGCCCAGAAATGGCAGGATGTCTCTGCAGCTGAGACGTGGAATAGTATCCTTAACACCTTAGAATGGCAGGACGCGATTGGAGTGATTAGTTAATGCCGACCACATCAAACTTTGGCTGGACAACCCCAGCTGATACAGACCTAGTCAAGGATGGCGCTTTAGCCATCAGGACTTTAGGCAATGGAATTGATACCTCGCTAGTTGATCTCAAAGGTGGAACAACTGGACAAGTATTGAGCAAGGCTACAAATACGGATCTTGATTACACTTGGATTACTCCTAATGTTGGAGATATAACTGAGGTTCAAGCTGGAACTGGTATTTCAGTAGCAAGCGGAACTGGGCCAATTCCAGTCATTACAAATACAGTTGCAACAGCATTTGATGCTGCTGGAGATTTAGTTTATGGAACTGGGGCAGATACTTTTACCAAGTTACCACTTGGAACGGCTGGTCAGGTGCTCAAAGTCAATTCTGGTGCAACTGCTCCTGAGTGGGGTGCCGCTGCCGCCGCTGCGACTTTTGTTGGTTGCAGACTTACAAAATCAGCGGACCAAACTATTTCTAACGCGACAAATACTGCAATAACTTTTAATGGTGAAGATTTTGATACTGATGGCTTTCACAACAATGTAACCAACAATTCCCGAATCACTATCCCAAGTGGTAAAGATGGCAAGTATTTATTTACAGTAAGCGGATATTGGGCAGACAATGCAACTGGAACTCGAACAACTGTTTTATACAAAAATGGTTCTATAATTGCTAAAGCGCGTTGCATCTGGCGGCGCGAAGGTTTAGGACTTTCTGCTGTTCTTTCTTTAGTTGCTACCGATTACATTGAATTATTTGTGTATCAAGATAGCGGCGGCAATTTGGATGTTAATGACGCAACAAGTATCCAAGCAACTTTTCTAGGAGCATAAATGAGCCTTTATGATCAAATAGTAAGTGTTTATCCGGAGCTTGAAAGTAAAGACTTTGATTACAAAGGCTGCATTGAATTGCGCGATGATGGAGATGGCATCCAATATATCAAAGAATGGAATTATTCCAAGCCAATTCCAAAAGGTCTCAAACTGGGTAAATAATGCCCAAATTATGCAAAGCCGGTCAGCAATTAAGGGAGCAGATAGATGACGATTATCCTGATCGCGACCGCAAGTCTGATGGCTGGATTGCTGATGCTCGCCATATGGCGAAAGGCACTTCAGACCATATACCGCAAGATGGAATAGTCCGCGCTCTCGATATTGATGCCGACCTTAATGCACACAAAGAAGAAGCTTATGCCCTTGTTGAGAAGATTCGTAAATGCGCCAAGCGAGGCGACAAGCGCATTAAATACATCATTTATGACGGAAAGATTATGAGTCCGATATTGAATTGGAAGCGCAGAAAATACAGAGGTGCTAACCCTCACCGCTCGCATTTCCATATTAGCTTTACAACTTTGGGAGACAAAGACGGATCTTGGTTCAACCTCGAAGGAGACAATAATGAACGAATTGAAAAAGATGGCGGAAACGTGGGCGAAGACTTTCCTCGCGACGGCTCTATCAACATACCTCTCGGTCGGTCTTCAACCCGATTACATCCTCAATGCGGCACTTGTGAGTGTGTTGCCTTCCGTGATTAACTGGCTCAACCCCAATTACGAGCGTTACGGCAAAGTCCGGTAATGGACGCTAATACCATCGCTGGATTCGTTGCCTCAGTCCTCGGATCAATTGCCTTGCTTATTGCTGGCCTTCGTTACATCATAAAACTTGAAAACATTCCGATTGTGTCGCGCCTCGACAAGATGGAGAGTCAGTTAGAATTGGCCCTCAGTCGAAAGGTGGCAAAGGGTGGCAACAAAGCGCGCTAAGAAGCCGGTGAAGAAGGTGGCTAAACGTCGTAAGACGACAAAAGAGCCAATTCTTACAAAACTGGATTTTTGGGCTATTGCTGCCAAAGAAGTATATGACGCTTGCCGCCGAGCCGGTATGGACGAAGGTTCAGCTCTGGCTTTCGCAATGGATCGAAGCTCATATCCGGATTGGATAGTTGATCCGAAAGACCCCATCAAGAATCCGCTTGATGACTTCGATGAGGATGACGACTAATTTACCTTCGCGAGGTCGAGTTATTCGAGGCGTTAAAGGCCGTTTATCCAGACCTGACGCCAGTATCACCGACCGACAAGCACGACGGCATCACCCACGACGCATACATCGAACTTAAGTGTCGGCGCACCCATTACCCGACATTGCTCATTGAGAAGCGCAAATGGGATTACTTGGCCGATATAAGGGCTAGAACGGGCGCTAGGACGCTTTATATCAATTCAACCCCACAAGGGGTCTATCAGTTCGATTTAGGGGCTATAAAGGCCGTAGAATGGGTTGTAAGGCCATTGCCGGACAAGACCGACTTTGCCAATCGAGGCAGAGTAGAAAAACTATGCGCCTTCCTAGATATTCGCCACGCCGAGCTCTTACTTGTCTAAATAGATTTAACTAAATACATTTATCCCACTAAATCCATTTTCTAGGGTTTAGAAGGGAGAGTAAGTGATAAATAATCCGAAAGTAATTCGATTTGATTCGACTTCGGGTGCTTGGTCTGATGGCGCTAATTACGTTAAAGGTCAGATAATCCGTAGATACGCAATCGAGTCGCTTGGACGCAAGTCTGCTCGCGGTCGTTTAAGTCGCGAAGAAATATCTGCATATTGGCTAGATAGATTCGGGGTGAGTGCAGATGTGGAGTAGATATTCAGATGCAATTATCTGGGCCGCATATTGCTCATCCGTCTGGATCATTTACCGGACATATATCGGCATTAAAGCCAAAGCGTTTAACGAGGGATACAAGAGAGGTCGGGCGAGTATCAATGTCAGAGAGATCGTTAAGTGACTGGCTGTCGGACGCTGGTGACACCCTTGAAGACCGAGGGATGGAATATGGCGACCCGAGGCACAATCTTTTACGCATTTACAAAATCTCAAAGCTGCTCGGTATTCAGCTCCGAGACCCAGCTGACGTGGCG